ATTGTATTATTTGAGCCATTACTAGTAGTACTCATTGATTGATAACCTATTGCAACTGATTGAGCTTCAGTAGCAGCAGTTTTTAATGCTTCTGAACCTATGGCTACGTTATAATCGCCAGTTGTAACTGCACCACCACTTGCATATCCTATAAAAACTGAATCTATATATCCACCTTGAGAGGCATCTCCAGCATTAGCTCCAATTACAACACTTCTATGAGTTGCTTGTTCTTGATTATAACCAGCTCTATACCCCATAAAAACATTTAATGTACCGCTAAATCCAGTACTTCCAGTCCCACCTGCTACTGCTTCGTGTCCTATAATTACATTGTCATCACCACCACTACTTAATAACCTACCTGCATTGTAACCTAGGATTGTATTATCATCACCACCATCATTATTACTAAGACTAATGCGAGAGTTGGAATCGAGAATCATCCTTGTAGTTCCAGCTACAGCAAATGTACCGCCAGTTGTAGAACCAAGAATACTAAATTTGTCACCACCACCACTATCAAGAAATGAAAGTTTAGCATTACTACTTGATGCAGACCTTAATCCTAATCCTGAACCATCTGCTGCTATTATTTGAGTATGACCTGTAGTAGTAATACGCATTCTTTCAGTAGAACCACCAGCTTCAAAAACTAATTCTGAGGAGTCTGCAGATTTTCCTTGATTATATATAGAAGCACCAATTGTAGAAGTACCTGAAGTAAATAAAAGTTTAGTTCCATCATTGACAGTTGTTCCATTGTTTTGTAAATGCAATCCTGTGACTGCACCTGAACCATTTGCTGAAGATGAAGTAATAGTAGTTGTAAGACCAGCATCATCATCAACACCAATTCGCATTGCTTGAGCACCTCTATGAAAAAATAAAATACCATCGCCTACAGAAACGTGGTCTGAGAACCGAGCAGTAGTACCAGTGCTATCAATTATTAATAAATTATTTGCCATATCAATTGTTTTAATAAACAAAGTACGCCAATCTTGACTGTTTGTAGTTCCTATATCTTGAAGTTGATGAGAACCGGGAACTAAATGACCTTCTGAAGTAATACGCATTTTTTCAGTAGCAGTTTCACTTGAACCTGTGCTAAAAACTAAATCTGTTGGATTATCTCCAGCTTGAAATGCACCTGAAGCTAATCCGTGAATAGATGCTGAAACTAAAATAGCATCTGTACCACTAGCTTCTAAAGGAGCTTGAAAATTTATACGACCTAATACATCGTCTGCTACAACCGCTGTTTCTCTTGTTTTTAAATTAAGTACAGCACCAGTAGTTCCAGTACCACCATAAACTTGAATTGCATCCGCTGATAATCCACCTGAGTTCCAAAAATTATAATTATCTTTTATAAATATATTAGATGCCCCCGGATGAAAAGTAATCATATTGCTACCATTCATATCTATTTTATAACTACCTGTAGTTCCTAAAGAAGCTCCTGAAGTAGTAAATCCACCTGAAGCACCCTGCAAATGAGCTGAAATATTTGTATCTGCACCACTTACATTAACATCAAGACCTACATTTTTAATAGTTCCTTGTACATTAGCTGAAGTAACATCAATATCTAATCCAGTTTGAGTAACAGTTGCGTTTGAGTGGTTAGTAGCTGTATCATCCATATCAATATGCATAGATGTTTTAGCAACAGTTACACCATCCGCAGTAACCCCTGTTTTATTTACATCAAGAACAAATGCACTATTTGTGTCAGTTGATGTTAAAGCGGTTGTCGCAGTATGAGTATTTGTAAACATATATGAATAAGCTGGGTTTTCTAAATTAAACTCCATATCTCCATTACTACTATTTTTAAGTCTTATTCTATTTCCAGAAGTGCCTAGAGCTGATTCTTGAAGTTGAGAATTAACTGGTATTTTAATATGCCCCGCAGAAGTAACAGTCATTAAATTTGTTGATGCATTTCTAAGGTTTAATAAATCTCCACTACCATCTTGTCTAATATCTAAAACAGTTCCTGATGAAGATGCGTGGTCTAATTCAAGTGATACAAAAGCAGCATTACCAGTTCCTGTATAATTTTGGTTACTATATACATATAAAGCTGAACCTGCTGTTTCATTACCAGTAATTTTCATATCGCCAGTTATAGCCTCTGAAAATGTCATCGAACCACCACCATTAACAGTTAAGTCACCATCTACAGTAACATCACCAGATATTGTACCACCTGCCATTGCTACTTGTAATCTATTATTAGAACTATCTAATACTGCGTTTAATGTTTCTTTTGAAGATTGTGAGTTTAATCCTATCGTAATACCAGAGGAATCTGTGTATACTTTATTTAGGACCTCTTGAGTCGTGAACTTTCGTAAATTATCTGCCATAACTTACTCCTATTTATCCACCTCCACCGCCACTAAGGCAATTAATTTTTATCTCACCGCAAAAGGAGAGATTGGGAAAGCAGAAGATACTATTCTCTTATTGCTTTCATTGTCTGCTAATTTACTATAAAATTCTTTTATGTAGTATTCTTTTTTATCAATTTCGCCTCTTTCTTCATGAATCATTGCTTTTACATAATCTACTACTGCTAGACATAACATTTTATTAACATTTATACTAGATGTACTATCAGGAGATGCTACTTCTTTTGGTATTTGTGTAATGGTAATTCTTTGACCTGCGTCTTCGCCTGTAAATGTAGTTGCTGTTCTTAATAGTTTATTATCTGTTCCAGCAAATGCAGTAATAGTATAATCTCCATCATTACTAGTAGAACCTTGTACTCTTATTTTATCACCAATTGCAAATCCACTTGTAGTGTCCCAAAAATTAGAAGTAGTAGTTACTATATCATTACCAACAAAACTAATATTTATTCCACTTGCTTTTGAATTAGTTGTTTCTAATGATTCTTCAACAAATGGTTCATTTAATGCAGTATACTCTATTCTTAATCCATTTTCAATATCTTCGTCTGGATACATTAATTCATTATGATAAGATTGAAGAATACCAGTTTGTGTTATTCTAGTTCTATTTCTACTCCCTAATAATTTATAAAGTAAAAGTTCTCTACCTCTTAAATAGTAAAAAAATTCTTTATCTACATAACTACTCATGGTGATGTATCCTCAAGTAAGTAATGAGGTTGACTAGATATTCTTTTAATTCTTTTATATCTACTATCACTAGTATCTAGTATGCTTACATTTTCTATTGCAATTAAATCAGCAGGTAATCTATAAACATTATCATCACTATCAGATGCATTTAAAACATCTTGCTTACTTACTTTAATTTTTTCTTTTGTATTACTTTGTATTAAATGAAGAGCATCTTTTATATATGCAATTGCAAGTGTTTCATTTTGAATACCTGCTCTTTCCATTAATTCTAAGACTGTCATTATCTTGCTCCTTGCATTGCCATCGCAGTTGCTAATGTTTTAGGATTGTTTTCTATATAAGATTTTATTTCTGCTAATGCTAAGTTATAATGTTGTTGAGACATTTGACCAAAGTGTGTACGTTCTCCTAATTGAGCTTGTATTGTTTGAATCCTTGCCATTAACATTTCACTATCTTCTTCTGTTCGTATCCAATGTTCTGTTCCCATACTACTTGGGTCTGCACTAAAATCTCCTTGTCTAGCATCTTCCATCATTAATTTTGCAAACTCTTTAAAACAAGCATAATTAACAACTACATTTCTTAAATCAGAATCATCATCTATTTTTGTGTAATCTATAAAATAATAATAACCATCTTCTGAACCAGCGGGTTCTGGTAATATTTTAATTACTCCATTATCATTCCACCACGCAGGGTGTGTCGTTGTTGCTTTTTTTAAACTAGTAGAATCAGATGCCCATTTAGAATCTGATATTGATATTTGTCTACACGAATATCCATTTCTTTGAACTTCTGTAATTGTATCTACGTTTACAGATACTCCTCCTCCACCAGTGAATGTAGAAGATTGAGTTTGAGCAAACATTAATAAATTGTTAGGAACATTTGCTACTACAAATTTTTGTGCAGATGGGATAAAGTCTACATCAGCAGTTGCTACTCCTGTTATATCTTTTATCTCTGCTGTTATTGCTGCTGTTGCCATATTTTATTTTCTATACATGGGGGACCGAAATCCCCCACATATATTTACTTAGTTACTATGCTTCGTCTGACCAAACTCCAGATACATTATGTATCGAGTATCCATCACCACTTAATCCGATAAGATGTACAAAGTCATTTTCTTTTTGACTAGCTTTCGCAAGAATAATATCTTTGTTATCTGTACCAGCTGCTCCTGCAATATCAACTAAAAACTTATCACTAGCATTAGGAGATATTGTAAGTAACGCTTGACCATCTTTAGCTGTACATACAATAATATAAGAAGCTCCAACACTAACTGCGGGAAGAGTTAGAGTTTTTGCATCTGCGCTTATTTCAATGTATTTACCAACTTGAACACTATGTTTCGCTAAATCTAACGTAGTGTCAGCTGATAGTACAACTGGACTAAGACCACTTAGAGTTTGAACAATAGCAGAGTTATCATAACTATTTGAGCCGTATAAAGGATTTTTAGACATTATAACCTCCTATTTCCATACAGCATGAGCTTCAGGCATACGCCATTCCATTCCTGCTTCTGTTTGAATTAAATCAACCCTGCGGTCAACACCACTATTTTCAAGTGTTTGAACACCAACATATACTGCTGTGTCACGATTCAATCCGTTACCAACCAAAGGTCTGTAAGCACATTGAGCCATATTAATAGCGAGTATCTTAACTGGAGAACCATCTAAGTGAACATTACGAACAAGATTCATTACGCCATAAGGAGTATAAACTTGAGTAATATCAAGACCATAAACACCTTTTTTACCTGCGATGCTAAAATCTGCTCTAGCTGCGAAACGATTAGAAGAACCTAAATCAGTCTTCTGTGCATTTGCAGTAAAGTAACCACTTAGTTTATGCATCCAATTATATGTATCAGTAGAACACATAAATAGTGTTGCATTTGCATTGTTGTAACGAGGGTCTAAGAATTGAGACATATCATCAAGAAAATCATCTTGAGACTTTGAGCCAGTTCCACCAATACCAGAACCATCAAAAATGTTTCCGTAGTTAGTACAAAAACTAATTGCACCTTCTGTGTATTGTACACCATCTGTTTCAGATTGAGAACCAAACAATAACGCTGTTTCAATATCATATTTATGTTCAATTAACTTTGTTCTCCAAATTCTTGCAAATTCATTTGGTTCATACTTAAGAACAGTTGCTCTTGTAGTATTATCCATTGCCATTGCAGTTTTAAAGATTTGAGTTAATCCAACAGCGCTTGAGAAAGGTTGGTCTTTCCAAGAATCTGGGTATCCAGAACCTTGAGCGTGAGCAGTTCCAACAACGTAAGAACGAAGTGGTTCTAATTGAGTAGCAATATTTCTATCGTATATTTCTTCATCACCAGCTGCTCCACCAGGTCCAAAATTATTAGTATGAAAAGAAGCAAGTTCATTACCTGCGCTATCAAACTTAACAATTTTACCTGAAAGCTTTACACATTCTTTACTATCTTTAGTTAATCCATCAGTTACGCTATCAACTTTCATTAGATGATAACCATCTGCGACACCATCAGTTGCTGAAGCTACTGGAATTTTTACTACTTGACCGGGTAGGAAAAAAGTAGGTCTAGTTCCACTTGCACCAACATCAACTTTAGTTCCTGATTGTCCAATCACACTAGTAATATTACCAGCAGATTTGTAATCAGAAGCCATATAAAGTTCAACACTATCTCCAACAGCGCTAACAGCTCCAGATGCATTTGATTTGTCGAGTTCTGAATCTGCAAATTCATCGCTTCCATTAGAAACGAATCCCATTACATATGCATATCTCTTGTGATACGAATGTCTCTGTTCAGTAAATTTAAACTGAGGGTCATCCGTAGGTTTTTTTGCGACGGAAGACACAAATCTGAAAAAAGGGTCTTGAGCTATAGAAAGTTCAGAAATCCTATCCCCAAAGTTGTATCTACGTCTGAGGTCACCTGTGCTAGGTAGTGATACCGAACCACTATGCCCAGCGTCAGGAGACGCTCCGTATGTTTCCATGCCGAAAATATCAGCCATTTGTATACCTCTTTAGTTTGAGTTAATGGCCAACAATATAATTTTATATACTGAAAGCCTTTTCTAGTTCGCTGTCAGTACCCAAAATAGTATCAAAAACATTATCGTCTGTACTTTTCTCAACAGAAACACTACCTTGTGTTGCAAGTGTACTAGGTTGAGATTGTACTTCTCTCATCTTGTTTTGAATTTCTTGCCTTGTTGAATCAGCAATTTGACTATCTCTATTCTTACGATTCATTAAGTAATATATATCTTCAAGTTCTAAAGACTTACTTTTAGCAAATTCAGTAAATTCACTCCATTCTTCATCAGACATATTCATCTTTTGTTTGAATTGAGTTTCTTTAGCCATTTTTGCATTTTCGCTTTTTTGAGCTTGTAGTGTATTATTTAAACGACGCTGTACAATACCATCGATTGTAGCACCCATTACTTTTGCAGAATCGGAATCAGGTTTAGAAAATGCTTCATCAGGGTCAAAAACAAAATCTTCATCAAGATTCAGTTGTTGATTCATTGATTGTGGGGCCTGACCTCCACCCTCAAAATAATTCCTCACATGAGAAATTAAATTAGGGTCTTCACGCATAGCGTCTAGAATAGGCATATAAGGCTCAATTTCTTTTAGTTTTCCATTGAGTCTTTTAGCCTCTCTACTTGAATCGCTATATCGCTTTTGCAAGACTTCGTTGTCATCTTGCGATTGAACTTCTACATTAGGGCTCGACTGCGTGTTATCGCTTTGTACCGAGGTTGGTTGTTGTTGTTCGTCTAATATGCCGCCATTAACTTCTCTATCTAATGATTCAAAAAAATCATTTGAGCTATTCATAACTGCATCTTGTACGTTTGTACTTTCGGGGGCTACTTGAGCGTTACCTACTTGTTCTGACATACTATCTCCTATTTTAAGGTTATTTTAATTTAGCAACTATAAAATCTAAAATGCAATAACTAAGATTGCTCGTTTTGAACAATATCTTGCTTAGTAGATTCCATGTCGTTTTTCATTTCGTCTCTCATTTTCTGAAACTCAACTTTTAACATTCCTCTTAGAAGTTTTTGTTGTGCTTCAGTTTCAAGAACATCTTTTCGTATTTCATTGGATGCGTCTCCTACTTTCATCTTAATACCTGCTTGTACTAATTGACGTTGTAGTGTTTCTATTGTACCATCTTTATCTTTTATTAATTCTTGTACAGATTGTAATTGACCTTGCATTTGAGATAACATTGATTTTCTTTCAACAATTTTATCTTTGTTCCTAATATCTGTTTCAGCTAACATTGCAATATCATCTATTAATCCTGCTTGATACCATTTAAAATATTCTTCTAATAATGCCCATCTATTTAATGGTAATGTTGCACCTGCTATAATTCTTACATCAAATCTTGCAGATGCATAATCTTTATATTTACCAATAGCTTTACCATAATCATTATACATATTAA